GAGATAGCCAAGGAACTTGGCATACAGGTTTATACAATAAGCGTAAAGCCTTGGCGCTTTGATGATGCTAGGAATGCAAGTCTTGCTTTAGTACCAGCTGATGCTGATTATTGTATCGCAATGGATCTAGATGAGATTATGCGTCCAGGTTGGCGAAGCGAATTAGAGAAGGCTTTTGCAGAAGGTATAGATAAACCACGCTATAGATTTGTGACTGACTTTAATCCTGATGGAACTGTGAAATCACAGTTTGATGGATTTAGAATTCATACTAGGCAGAACGTTAGATGGGTCTATCCAATACACGAAGTACCTACTGGGTATTACCGTGAACGTGAAGAGACAGCCAAGATGTTTGATATTGAATCGTGGCATATACCAGATGGTGAGAAGTCACGAGGAAACTATCTACCTATGCTTGAGAAAGCAGCAGAAGAAGATCCAAACTCTCGTAACTTATATTACTTAGGTAGAGAATATTTCTTTCATAACAAAGCTGCGGAATCTACAGCAACGCTTAAACGTTATCTAGAAGTCAGTAAATTTGCTGCAGAAAAAAGTTATGCGCTGCGCCTATTATCTAAGATGGACCCTGATAATGCAGAAGAATATCTGATGCAGGCAACTGAGGCATATCAAAGTAGAGAATCAATATTGGCTTTGGCTAATTTCTATTATCATCAAAAGAAGTGGGCTGAGTGCAACAAGGTTGCAAAGATTTCTTTAGAACAAACTAATAAGACAACAGAGTTTATGTCTGAAGAATGGGCTTGGTCCCATATGTCTGATGACCTAATAGCAGTATCAGCGTGGAACCTAGAACAATGGGATGAAGCGTTGGAGTATGGCAAGAGAGCGCTAGAGATATCACCTAATGATGAACGACTACAGAAGAACGTCAAGTTCTATGAGGAGAAAGTAAATGGCAACATTCAATCAAATGATTGATGAAGTAAGGTCTAACCTTGCTGGTTACACCCTGCGTCAAGATCGCATTTCTAATCTTGCCAACATTGGTGGTATTAGTTCTACCGATACAGCAATTACTATTGGCTCAGCCGATAACCTTGCTAAAGGTATTATTGAAATTGATAATGAACTTATCTGGATTGACTCATATGACAGAGGTAATCTAACTCTTAATGCTATTGCAGGTTTTGGTCGTGGGTATCAAGGAACAACTCCAGCGCCACACGCACAAAATGCTCAAGTAACAATGACTCCTACATTTCCACGAGTAACGATTGCTAGAGCAATCAATGATACTATTAACTCATTCTATCCAAAACTATTTTCTACATACTCAACTACATTTACTTTCAATGCAGCACAGGTAGCCTACCCATTACCATCTGCTGCTCGTGATGCACTCTTTATCTCTTGGCAGACAGTTGGCCCATCTAAAGAATGGCTACCAGTTAATCGCTGGAGAATTGACCGTATGGCTAATGAGTCAGCGTTTAACAGCACAGCAACGGTGAACCTTTATGAAAAAATTATGCCTGGTCGTACAGTACAAGTATGGTACTCAGCAATACCAAATAATCTTACCAATGCTACTGATGATTTTGCAGATGTTACAGGCTTGCCACAGTCCTGTCAGGATGTCGTTATCCTTGGAGCTTCATACAGACTGCTCTCATATCTTGATACGGGTCGAATTAACCTCACTTCAGCCGAGGCAGATTTAGCAGATGCTAAGTTGCCATCAACTGCTGGTGCTTCAAGTTCTAAATATGTCTTTGCTCTTTATCAGCAACGTCTGATGGAAGAGTCAACAAAGTTACAAGACCGTTACCCAATTCGCGTTCACTATACAAAATAAGGATAAACAATGACAGTACGCAGATATTCCTCAATCAGTGTGCAAACAGCATTAGCAGGCGGTGGTATTACAAATACCGCTACTTCAATGTCTGTTACATCAGGTACTGGTTCTGCCTTATTGGGTGGAATCACTTTGGTAGCAGGAGATCAGTTCACGGTAGCACTTGATGTAGATACAAGCCTTGAAGAAATTGTATTTATTACAGCGCAATCAGTTGACTCATTTACTATTACTAGAGCGCGAGCAGGAACTACCGCAGTGGCCCACGCAAGCGGTGCTGCGGTCAAGCACGTATTAACTAGCGATGACCTTAACTATTTTAATCAGGCAATCATTTCAACTACAACTCCTGGTAACACACCAACTATTGACGGGGGAACCCCGTAATGAATAACTTAATACAGGCAACGACAATCGGAGGAAATAAGTAATGGCAGTTCAAACACAGATTCAAGTAAGACGCAGCACAGCTGCTACTTGGACTTCCACCAACCCGACTCTTGCGGCTGGTGAAATCGGCTTTGAAACAGATACAGGCAAATTTAAGATTGGTACAGGCGCCCTAGCGTGGGGATCTCTTTCCTATGCAACAACAATTAACGGTATTCCATTATCTACTGTTACAACTAAAGGTGACTTAATTGCAGCAACTGCTTCTGCCACAGTGAGTCGTGTCGGTGTAGGTACAGATGGTCAAGTACTTACAGCAGATTCAGCATCAGCAGCTGGTGTCAAATGGGGAGCAGCTGGCCTTGCTGTAACTTCTAACCTTAAAATTCCAACAGGAACAACAACTGGAACAACAAGTCCTGCCGTTACTTTTACTGCTGGAGTTTACACTGCAGCATTACCTGCCAACGTAACTGCTACCGCAAATTCAGTTTCACTTGGTACTGAACCAGTATTAATGTCTGCTGGGTCTTTTCCAATTACAATTAATAATGGTAATGCTGTGTGGGCAAGTAGAACTATTCCAGGTACTACAACATATTATACAGCAATGGGTTATGGTTCAGGAAAATATTTAGCAGGAACATATAATTTAACAGCCGCACCAGTATCTTTATCTACAGATGCTATTACGTGGACTACAAGCGCTGCTGCTCCTTTTGGTACATCTGCAGTACTTTATGCTTTTGGTAGTGCGTCTACATTAACGCAAAAATATGTGGCAATAGGAAAACTTTCTACTGCATTACCTTTTATTGGTTCTTCTACAGATGGCATTACGTGGTCATTACGTACTCAACCATTTGGAGTAAGCGCAACCGTTAACGCTGAAAATACTGTAGCAAGTAATGGAAGCAGTTACGTATCATATGTTGCTTCAGCCGCAACTAGCCCATCTATCGGTTACTCTACTGATGGTGTTACGTGGACAACAGCAAGCAGTATGAACGGTACTACTAGCGGAAGCGTTTTTTATGGTAATGGTGCTTACGTTTATTTAGGTTATAATAATACTGGTGGTGGAGGTAGGTCTAATTTTCAATGGTCCACAAATGGAACTACGTGGACTACTAGAACGCCACCTGATACAAGTGCTACATCATATATGCGTACCGCTTTTGGTAACTCTGTTTATGTATTTTATGCAACTCCAAGCAATGGTTATACATCAACTGATTTAATAACATTTACTGCTAGTGCTTCTTTGCCAACTTATTCAGCAAAAACTAATGGTACCGATGGTGTAGTAGCATTTGCAAATGGTTTGTTTGTTGTTGGCGGAGGACAATCAACACCTATTTATACTTCAACTAATGCTGTTACGTGGACTCAAAGATATCTTGGAACAAGAAGCTATACGGCGCCTGGTTTTGCAAATGTTCCACCAACTCAAAACAACATTGCATTTGGAACCAGCCGTTGGGCTATGGGCGCAGCCAATAACAACTTTAGCACTGGTGTTTATTTTACATCAGAATCGGGTCTAGGAGAGTCACCACAGGACTACTATGCTACGATTTTGGGCTATGGAACAACAACTGGAACAACAGCCTAAACACGTCAATGTAATCATTTGTACTCCTGGGCATTCTTTGACATCACCATATGTCAGAAGCATATTCCCAATGATAAATGAATTAAACAGTCGGGGTATTTCGTGGGCATTTTCTAATGAGTATTCATCTCACGTAGCAGATGCACGCGAAATAACCTTGAGTGGTAGTTTTCAAAACAGTTACAATGAACAAAGACCATTTAATGGAACAATTACATATGACAAGATTATGTGGATTGATTCAGACATTGCTTGGAATCCAGAAGATTTTATTAAACTCTACGAGTCGGATAAAGATATTATTACTGGAGCCTATTTACTAGCAACTGGCGAAGCAACTGTGTATCCAAAGATGTTAAGTCCAGGATATAGTTATGAACAGATTCTAGTAATGACTGAGCTGACTCAGGTTGAGTGTGCTGGGTTTGGTTTTCTTTGCGTCAAGCAAGGAGTCTTTGAATCACTATCTCGTCCTTGGTTTCAGTCTGTCTGGTATACAACTAATGATCCAGTAACTGGAAGAGAAGTTACTTTCCCATTAATGGGTGAGGATATTTCTTGGTGTCAAAGAGTACGTAATGCAGGATATGAAATTTGGTTTGACCCTACAGTCAGGGTTACACACCATAAAACTATGAAACTAACTTGGGAAGGTATACGACCTTGAGCAATATGAACTATACAGTAGATGAAAACCTATGTATTGAAATCTTTTTTAATGGTGCACCAGCTCCGTTAATCCGTCAACCGCATCAACCAACAGGTGCTCCTTGGGCAGATAGTGCTGAAGCATCTGCTTGGGCAGAAGATTATATTTATAAATATGAAAACCCACCTGTTGTAGAGGAAGCGCCAGTAGTTTAATGACTAGGGTTCCATTCGATTACAACAAAGATGTATACGGTGGAACTGAGTATATGGCAAGCAATCTTGCCAAGCGTATTCTGCCCGATTTACCCAAGGCACATAACTATTTATCGTTGACTGTGCCTGGGCCTACGCCTGCCATTCCAGAGTTAATTAACTGGAAAGGTGAAATCATTATGTGGATGCACAATACTCCAGAACAATTTGGAGAAGAGGGTTTGTTTACCTTACGTCATCCACAGTTTCAAAAGAGACTTAAGTACATCATTACTCCATCTGAAGAAGCCAAGCAGTTTACTATTAAGACTACTGGTATCAATGCAGACAAGATATATGTAATACATAATGCTATAGATCCGTTGGTCTATGACCAAAGCAAGTTTAACAACACTGAGCAGGTCAGAATTATTAATACGTCAAGTCCCGATAGAGGCCTTGATATCTTACTAGAGTCTTTACAATATATTGAAGAAGACTTTAAGTTAGAAATCTATAACACATTTAATCCAGACTTAGTAGAGCCAAAAGAGTACGACCCAAGGATTAGGTTCTTTGCTAGAACTCCTAGAGCTACAGTCCTTGAGGCCTTTAGCAATGCACATATTCACGCCTATCCATCTACTTACTTTGAGACATTTTGCTTATCTCAGGTTGAAGCAATGAGTGCTGGATGTTTATGTGTCTATCCCAATATTGGTGCTTTGAAAGAAGTATCAGGTGGCTATGGTAAAACATTTGATTTACCACCAACGCGAGATGAGTTTGTAAAACTCTTTGCACAAAATTTAAGTCAAGCAATCAAAGATGTTAAAGCAAGGCTAGTTGACACTAGCAAACAAGTGCAATACATAAACAATAAGTTCTCTTGGAATGCAATCAAAACAGATTGGTTAAATTTCCACGAGTTAATCTAAGGAGAATAATGGCCTACGGCGACGACATTACCGAGGGAATACCCTACGTACTCTCCAATCCAGTCAACAATCAAACCTTTGCGTTAACTGGTGTTGCCTATGACATCTCTATTGCTGGTCAACCATTCTT